GTGTGGGCACGAGCTGATTTTGCAGGTCGATCGCGGTGCCGACATTGTTGCCGCCGTCTTCGAACATCGTGATGCGCACGCCCGCCGATAGCGCGCCCTCGACATCGAGGCCCTGCCCGGTTCCCGTCACAACCGCACGGAATGCCGTGGCAGCGTTGTCGCCCGTCGTCGCCTGTACGACCGGCAGCGTCGCTGCGAGGTCGTTGTGTGAGGCCTCGACTGCGATTCCGCGGGGGCCGACAGTCTGGGCGAACACGGCCGCGCCACCTGGCTCACTCACACTCGTGAGCCCGGACAGTGCGAGCAGGCCGTGGCCCGCCGGCTTGGTCGAGCCCGCCGTTGTGAACGCGCCGCCCTGCGTCAGGATGCCTGAGCCAGCACGGGATTGGAGCGACGTCCCCTTTGCGTCGCCGCCCTTGCAGTCGATCGCGGTGCCGTCGAGGTTTTTCTTGGCCCCGATTTCCAGGTCGCCGAAGCCGAATCTCGCGGCCGTCGCTCCGTCCTCGATGTTGATGCAGCGGATTGCGGAAAGGATTGTGTCGCTCGTCCGGCACTGAAGCCCAGTCCCGCCGACGTTGGAGATGTCCATCGCCGCCACGAGCTCCTCACCGCTCACCGTGCCGGCCGCGTTGGCCTCGATTTGAAAGCCCCCGCTGCTCGGGGACGCTGTGCACCGGACTCGGATAGCGGCCTTCTGCGCGATGTTGTCCTGATTGCTGTCGACGAAAACGAGCTGGCTGGCATCCGCCGCCGTGTAGATACCCTGAACTCTGAGGCCATCTCGGTCAGATGTGGTGATGATCGCGGCCTGCGAGGTGTTCGAGTTGACTACGTTGAGGCTTGGGCCCGGCTGTGTGGGGTCGCCGAAGTCGGCCGCGCGTGCCGACAATAGCCCGTTGCTGTCGGTTTCGACGGGGTGCGCATCGTTCAGCTTGTGGGCTCGGTCGGCCCGGGCTTGTGACCCTCGACGGCCGCGCCCGCTTCGCTGCTTGCTTTGGTGGGCTGTCCGACTTTCGGGCCCGACGCGTAGAGTGTTGCCGATGCCCAGATTTCGGGTTGTTGTGTGGGTTTTGTGGCCATGGCTTACTCGATCAAGAACGCGAAGCCCGCTTTTTGATCGGGCGGAATGTCTTTGTCTGGGAAGAAATCCCAGTGCCATTGAACGTCGAACGTCACGCGAGGATTTACGCCAACGTCACTCTCTAGGTAGCTGAACTCGAAGACCTGGCCACTATCGGGAATCTCGACATACTGCAGGCAGATGCCCAGGCCTGGCACCTGCTTCATCAACTCGAAGATGATGCGCCGCTCCGCGTTGGAGATCGCGAAGAAAAACATGCGCACGCATGCCGGGAAGACCTCAGCGAATCGTGGGTTCGAATCCGGGGCGATCAAGACCATCACGTCATAGAAATCGCGGGGCTGACCGTGGCCAATCGCGGCCCGGGCTGCCGCCTGGATTTTGCGGCGCATGAGACTGTCGCTCACCCCGTTGCGAACGACGCCGAGCAGAACGCCCCACGCATCGAGCTCGCCACCCGCTGCGCCGTCTAGGCCCCGGGTGTTGAGCACGGCCTGTGCCTTGTCTTCGAGCTCGCTGAATATGACTGTGAAGATCGCGCACAGCGCCCGCATATTGGGTGCACGGTCGTATTGCCACCAAAGCCAGAACTTGCAGACGTCCTCTACTTTGTTCGGTGGGTCCGCTGTGCAACCCCAGGGGCCGCCCCAATTTGTTCCCCACTTAGCCATTGATGACCGAGCCAATCCGGACGGTGTCCCATCGGAGTATCTGCGTGTCGCTCACGATGATATTGGCCGCGAACAACGGTGGCTTCGGGTTGATGGCCGCTGAAGTGAACCCCATTGTGATGATGCAGCTCTCAACGCCGACCAGCTTCATTGATGCGGCGACATCCTTGAGATAGGAGTCCATTCCCACCCCCCTAGTCTCACCGAACGCGACGATATTGTTGGCGATCTGCACCTCAAGGTTCGCGGTCTCAGTCGTCGGGAACCCCTCGCCCGGCACAATCTCGACATCGACCCATGCGAAAATCTCACTGGCCTGCGTCAGGAATACGCTGTGCGGGTTTTTCGTGCGCGGGTCCACGACGATGTAGATGTCATTGCCGACGGACTGGATCCCAAGCGGGTGATTCTCCCACACGATCTCCGCCATCGTCTGCGGGTCGCCGCCCAGGTAGACGACCTCGAACGAATGCCCAGGCCTGCCAGCGCTGTCCACCGCCCCGCCAGGGTTGTTGTAAATCTCGACATACTCGACGCCCGGGTTTTGCTCGGTGTCCCGTAGGCGGCCGATGACACCGACCAGCGAGCTCGACCCGGACTTGCCCAGCGTGTCTAGGTGGCGTTGAATGTAGCGGGCAAGCGTGTCCGGGTCGCTCCCGAGCGTGACGCTCGCCAAGTTTGCGCAACCCTTCCATCCGTCGCCCGCAGCCGGGGTGTCTACGCGGGTCAGCGTGAGCGCCTCGGCTTTGATGGGCGCGAGCTCCTCGCTTGTGACGGGCATGAGCGAGCCACGCCAGAACTCCGACGTCGAGTTCGTCGTGATGACACTGGCGGCCAGGATGCCCTTGGTCTCCACGATCAGTACGCCCTGGCCGTTGGCGTCCTCATAGGGCTCGTGGACTATCTGGATGTTGACGTCGGCAACCGGAAGCAAAGCCTTCGCCGTCTGAGCGACCTCCAGCCCCGTGCCGACCACGCCGAACGATGTGCCGTAGTCCGTGACGCCAATGTCGATCTGCACGGCCGTAGAGATGATCGCCTGCCCGAACGTGAACACAGCCCAGATGCTCTGCTCAATCGCGAGCGTCTCGTCGAGTGTGAACCGGTCACCGCCCTGCGATGTCGAGCAGACCGAGCCGAGTCCGATGAGCGTGCCCGTGATTCCGAACGCCAGGATTTGCCCGGTGCTGCCGGTAGCTTGCTGCGGGTGAGTGTCGAACAGCGGGCCTATGATTTGCGCCGCGCCATTGACGTCGGCGACCGTCGTGAGGAAAGCGGCCTGATATGCGGCGGCCGTCTGTTCCTGGACAGCCTGGGCCATCTGGGTCCCCCAGTCGATGATATGACCATCCGGCGTGTCCGACGCGGTGTTCGCGTTCGGGCCATAGTGCTCTGTCCAGAGCGCTTCGAACTTTGCCCGACTCTCCTCATATCGGTCGGTCTGGAATCCTCCTGGTGCTGTGATCTCGGTCATTCGATGGGCCCTCCAACGCCGCCGGTGAGGGCGGGTGCCTGCAGCAGAAATGATTCGTGCTCGGTTCGGCGCTCGCGCTGATTGTCCGCATCATACGTCACCTTGGCTTGCACATCGAACACGCCGGTCTCGGCTTCGAAGTTGTATTTCAGGACCGAATCCACCACGCCCGGCGTGCCCACACACACGGAGTTGATGTGATTTGCGACGTGCTGATTGGGGGTCTCAGGTTGAATGGCCCAATAGAGATCAACGCCCGTGTTGGCACTGCGCTTGACCTCGCCTCTCACCAAGCTCACGCGGGTCTTGAGATGTACGCGCGCCTCCTCGACACCGTTGACCCGGGTGAAGCCCTGTCCAGAGTCGCCGCGATCAAGGTCGCCTTGGTCGTTGAGTTTGAATAGGCTCATCCTTGCACCTTATGGGCGGACGGAACCGGCAGAACAATAGGGCCGGGCAGGATTGGCACCGTACCTCCGCCGGGCGGCACTGTGACAAAATCGATTCCGACCCGAGCGATCGGGGCGGTGGGTGCCGACGATGCGCTGCCAATCGTGACCGCCGGAGCATCGACGCGAATCGTTGTCGCAGACTTGACGGTGATATTTCCGGTGGCCGAATCCATTCGGATTGAGCAGATCTGACCGGTGCGATCGCCGATGAATAGCTCGCGAACGCTCGTTCGGACCGCCGGCTGGAACGACTCCGGCGTGAGAAATGGGAACGCAACCATGTCGTTAATGTCGTGGACCTGTCCGGGGATCGCCGGTCGGTAGGTCTCGCCGTCGCCTCGCATCCATGAGTCGAGCTCACGGTCGCACACAATGAGCAACACGTGCTGGCCCGTTCGTAGCTGCGTGGAGACTGTGAACTCGCCACCTACCCAGGTCGCCACCGGCACATTGCGCTTGGGCTGGATGTCCACGGTCTGCGATGGGCCGCCGTCCACAGGCCTGCCGGCAAGCTGCGGGGCGATTTGTACATCGACAACCGGCGCCTGATTGGGCCCGATCTCCCGGTAGGCTAGAACTTTGCCCACCGTCACGGTACGGGCCGCCATCATGGCCTGCTGGATAGCCAATTGGATGTTGCCAAGGGGAGTCGCGTCGTCTTGCTCAGCCACTGAGAAACTCCAACCCAGGAACCTGGGGTATTTTGCGCAGGATGGTCCGCGTAATCCATTCACCCGCGCGATTGTCGATGCGGTGGTCGACCACGTCCGCTCGCCAAAGCCCGTTGATTTTCCGTGATCGCGTCTCGACGATTCGACCGATTCGGACATCGCGACGAAAGTCAGATTCGACGAGTATTCCGCTACCGTCGATCGGCGTGGGCGAGCGCCTGATTCCGCCCTCGACATCTTGCTCTAAGACGATCGGAGTCTGCCCCGGGTCGATCGGCTGACCCTTGCGCACAATGTAGATAGTCCCGCGGTCAATGAACCACTCTGCACCGGAGTGCTGGAGCATCTGATTTAGTACCGCGTTGCTGTTGCCGACGGCGACGTACCCCCTTGGCAGAACGCTCACCACATTGTGACCGACCGCCTCCTGGAACTGTTGGAGGGTCAGCGTGCCGATGCTCAGGCCCAGAGACCGGACCACGTGCTGGACCACATCGAACGTTTTCGCGCCGTCGTTGAACGCCTGATTCGACACCGAACCCGTCGCTGTGGTGAGCCCGTCGCCGATCTCGAATGACGTTCGCCAATTCGGCCCGGTCTTTCTACTCCGCACGCGCGAGACCGAGCCCTCGAAAACGCGGCCAACCTCGTCGTTGAGGCCGGCATCGATCTCGCAATAGCCACCGCCCAACGCGAACGTCGTCGCCTTCTGAATTGGGTTGCTGAAGAACCCACCGCGCTCCAGCTGCTCGGGCGTGTAGAGGTCCGCGAGCGAGTTCGCCGTTGATCGCGGTAGTCCAAGCTCGTCGAGATCACTACCGAACGAGCCGCTCGATACTGGCCCGCGCAGGTCGAGCGTGCTGGTAATGATGCCCGACACGTCGTCCCGTGTACGCTCCGACAGATTTGTCGCGGTCACGACCCCGCGGTTTCGCCGTGGGTCCACCGACATCCGGCATTGCACCGCAAGGTGCAGCTCCGTCTCGTCGATGCGCGTCGGGTCGTTGATGAAAATGCGGTTATCCCGCGACGAGTCATACGTCGCGAAGATCCGTCGGCGTGCAATTCGGTCGGTCATTCGGGTCCAAAAACTCGGGTGACTTTGATCTCAATGCCCTCAGGCTCCGGCTCAGGATCGATGTAGACAAGGCTATGGCGGTCCCGCCAGTCCGTGCGACCCGGCGGCTGCTGGAGTTTGGTCGTGTCGTGGCAGACGAGCTGGCCCGGTGGCATGCGGGCGTCTGAGTAGGGCTGGAGCATGTCGATGTTCGCGTTGACGCGGATACCCGCGAGCAGCTGCTCACCGTTGGCGGCCTGCAGCTCGAAGTCCCAAAATGACTGGCAGGGCAGCCATGTGAGCTTCATCTCATATTGTAGGCCGCCAAGCACCGCGCCGAAAAGAATCTCGGGGCGGTCGGTCTGCTCGGGTCCTTGGATGCGGTTCTGTGCCATGGCTCAACTATTCAGTAGAACTTAACTGTTCAGAAGGTCCTGGAAATCGGCCTCAGCGGTTGTGCGCGACCCAATGTTGGCGGGCTCCTGCGATGCGTCCTCTTGCCCTACGGCGAGCGAGCGCGAGCGGGTGAGGCCAGTCTCGACGAACTCGACGAGTCGGGCCCGGAACAGAAGGTCCCCCGTTTGGTCGACGGGGATCTCCAGATTTTCGAAGACCAGATTGCTCACGACCCCGAGCGGGGAGATGTAGTCGAATGGCGTGTCGGATTCGCGCAGCTCCAGCAGCCGGGAGAGCGCGACCTGGAACTCGTCGCTCTGTGAGTACTCAGTTTTCGGGAGAGCGATGCCGCGAGTTGCCGTGGCAACGCCAACCGCTCGCGACGGGTTGAATGGTCCCAACGCTTTCGAGGCGGCATTCCTCGATGGGTCGAGCTTCTCGAATCCCTGATTGGCCAGTGCTCGGGCGCCCGGGATCGAGTCGAAGTAACCCTTGGTCCTTGACTGCGCTATCTGATACGAGAGCGCGATTTGCTGGCGCTTGGGGTCCGTGGGTATCTCCGAGATCACCGCCTCAATCGTGAGCACGTAGGGGGCTTTGACGATGTGTTGCGAGCGAATCGAGCCGCTCTCGACCGGGACTCGGGTAACCGAGCTGGCCCACGTGTGCGTCTCGCTCAGTGCGCAGTCGATGAGTACCGACCCGATTCGCGGGGCTCCGATGGGTAGCAATGTTGCTGATTCGACCCTAGGCATGACGGTCCCTCGACACTTCCAATGGCCGGTATTTCATTAGATGGCGATCGCACCAAAAATATGTTTGGAAATCCTGCACGAGCCCGACGCCCTTGCCTCCATCACGGACACGCCCACTGCGAACGACGACCGGGTGCCAACCCTCGCACAGCGTGCACTTTCCTTGCATCTTGACTTCTGCCATGGCCTCAACCCTGAACCTGTCCGATGAGCTCGCGTTGGTCCGCTGTGATTAGATCGGACATGACCCTGGCGCCGTTCTCGACGACCTCCTGGGCGATGTCCGCCGCGGTGGCCACCGGCGAGGGCGAGATATTGTTGGTGATCGTTGTGCCCTGGATCGTTGTGTTGAACGCGAAGTTGTTGATGGTCGTGCCCGGCCCCGATGGGACCAGGTCGGAGATTGTTTTGATGCCATCGCCGCCGAGGCCGATGAGCTCCTCGATCGTCTTTTCTTTCTTCTTTCCCTTGCCCGTGGGCTTGTCCGTGCCCTCGACTTCCAGGCCCTCGATGGCGCCTAGGTTGAGCACCGTTTGCAAGAAACCGAGCTCAACGCGCTGCTGGTCGGTGAACTTGTCCGGGTCGCGGCGCAAGGCTTCGAGCAGCTCGCGCGCCTGCTTGCGGGCTCGCTTGTCGTCCTCGGTGCTGAGCGCCTTTTTCTCCGCACGGTCACGTCCGAGCGCGTTCTTCTCTCTGGTCTGCGCATCTCGTATCAGCGATACCTGCTCGCGCACCAGCCCGTTGTATTGGGCCAGATCCTCCTCTAGCCGCCTGATCACGTTGAGCTGCTTGATGACTGCATTCTCAATCGCGATGTCTGGCGCACCCTGAGCACCCGCCGCGACCTGCTGGCGGATGACTTTGCGAGCGTCCTCGATGTTCTCGGGCCCGAGACGCCGGCGTTCTCGTGACTTGCGGTTGAACTCCGCCTCTAGCCTGAGAATCTCCGCACCCGGTTCGCCGGCTTCTATCAGCTCCTCATCGGTGAACTCGCCTCGACGACGGAAGTCCAGGCCCTGAGCACGCTTGGCACCCAGCCTAGAAATCTTGCGGTCCTCTTCCGCGACCTTCTTGCCGAATATGACTAGCGCGGCCGTGACCGCAATCAGACCGGCGACCCATGGGCCACCGGGCCCGAGCAATGCGGAGGTCGAGGCCTTCCAAATCGCCATGGTCGATATGACCGCGATGATGGCTCCGTCAACGCCGCCCAGACCTTCGACGATATCGACGAGCAGCTCCACGAATTGGAACGCTACGGGGATGAAGTCCGTTGCGAGTGCGACGATCTTCTCCAAGAAGTCGCTGAGGCGACCCGCAGCGACCTCGCGATTAGCTATCGCCCATCGCCGAGTCGTCTCAATGAGCGCCGTAAACGTGGGTTCCAACTTCTCGGCGACCAGATTGAGTATCGACTTGAAGAGCGCCAGCGTCGCTTTCCACGACTTCTGCAGCTTAGCGCCAGCGGCAATTGATTCCTTGCTCTGGATTAGGTTGAGCGCCTTAGCCTTTTTGGCCAAGTCACCCATCGCCTTCGACTGCAGCTTCAAGAACGGCAAGAGCCTGATCAAGTCCTCGCCGGCGATGTCGTTCGCGAGCGAGGTTTTTCGGCCTGCGTCCTCGACCTCCGCCAGCCGGTCCGCAACCAGTCCTAGCTGGTCTGTGAGCGATAGCGTCTTGAAGCTATCGAAGCTAATGCCAAGGTCAAGCAACGCCTCTTTTAGCGGCGTCGCGCCTTCCTTGGCTGCCTCACCCAGCCGAATCCGAAGCTCCTTGATCGCCTCAAGGCCGTCGTCGGCTTCCAGGCCCATGGACGACAAGGCCTTTGTGAACCCTTGGATCTCGTCGGTGGTGACCTGGTATCGCGTGGCTAGGTTTTCGAGCTCTTGCGATTGCTCAGCCCACGCCAGCGTGATGGCACCGGCAGCCGTGACGACGCCCGTGCCAGCGAGGACAACCTTGGCGAACCCGCCCGTGATTTTGTCCTGACTTCGGCGAACGGATGTCCCTGTTCGCGCGGCGAACTTGCCGACCTTCCTGAACGCCCCGGCCAGCTTGTCGCCAAAGCTGGCGCCCTTGGATGCGGCCCGATCAAGTCCCTTGCCAAGCTTCTCGGAGCCCTCCTCAACGT